GCGCCGCGCAGGATCCGCAGCGCCGGAGTGCCTTCCGGGCGGATGTGCAGGTAGTTCTGCGTGGCCGCCATGCGGGCCTGCACGTCGTCGCAGCCGGCCAGGAAGCTCGAGCCGGTGACCTGGCTGGAGACGTTCCGCTGGCGCAGCTGCTCGGTGTACAGCTCGACCGGGAGGCGGCCTGAGCCGATTTCCCGGATGCGACCGCCGTGCATGTCGATGATGAAGGCGTGGAAAGACTGGCCGCGCGTCTTCTCGGCGAACTTCTCCCCGAAGATCACGGCGTTGCACTGCCGGATATACAGCTGGTCGTAGATCAGCAGCATCGACTCGTCCGGCGGTACGGCCCCGAAAAGCACGGACGTGACAGCGTGTCCCGGGTCGATGGCTGCGTAGCGGGTCCAGTCGTTTGGGATCACGTTCTGCGGCAGGTTGGACCGGTCGTAGCCGTGCACCGTCATGGTGAACGTGGGGTAGCAGAGGATGGAGTCCGTGACGAACTCGCCCTCACTGCGCATCCGCAGCACGTCCTCGCCCAGCGCCGCCCACCGCTCCAGGTTCTTGCGCTTCTCGTCCGGGTCGATGTGCGGGTTGTCCAGGAACCGCAGCACGAACTTCACGATGTCCGGGCTCTCGGTCCCGGCCTGCTCGGCGGCATCGGCGCGCTCCGCCAGGCCAGCAAGCGAGTCGTTCTTGCTGTGCGGCATGGCAGACCAGCACAGGCGGCCCTTGCGGTCAGCGAGACGAGCCTGCATCTCCGGGAGCCACGCCTCCGAAGACAAGTCCTCGTCGATGTGGACCCTGTCGGCCTGAAAGCCCTGCGGGGGCTCGCCCTCGCTGGAGAAGAAGTAGATGGTCCAGCCTGTCGTCAGTTCGGCGCTCTGGATGTAGCGGGCGCTCTTGAGCAGCCAGGAGATCTTCTTGACCATGCGCGGCGGAATCAGCGGCGGCGCCGGCTTGGCCTCTGAGGCCCGCGCCTTGTCGGCCTCCGGATTGAACGCCCGCCACTGGCCGGTCTTCTCGTCCCGGATGATCTTGAATGCGCCGGCACGAAACAGCATGGGGTAGACCACCATGCCGATGTGCTTCCAGTCCCGGCCGACGATGACCAGATTCCCGTCCCGGTCGGGGTACTTCTTGTGCGGATCAGCGCCAGTCACGGCGCGGGCGTCCTCCACGAACGTCGAGAGGGACTTGCCTGACCGATTGCCGCCGAGCACGATGATTTCGCTCGCCCGGCAGGCGTGCATCTCAGCCTGCTTCGGGGTCGGCAGGTAGAGCTTTAGGGCCTCGATCTTTCTTTCGGCGAGCTCTGCCTGGATCTCTTTGAGCTGGCCGACCGCGTACCCCCCGATCCTCGACACCGATGGCAAGGGCGGCGGGGCCTTCGGCTTCTTGCGCGATCGTCCCATCAATAATCCTCCCCTGAATCTGGACTGCCAGAACCTGCAGGCGGCTGTCTAGCTCGCTCTCGAGCTCCGCATCCGTCCACTGTCCGAGAGGCTTCTTGGCCCCTCCGGCTTCCGTGTTCTTGGTGACCAGGCGCAGGATCGACTCAAGGATTTTTGTCCGCGCCGACCCTCCTGGAGGGCTGTCGAAGTACTGCTTGACCAGGAGGGACGTGAAGCCGCTGGTGCCCCCGAAGTACTCCATGAGGCGCTCCAGCACCTCGCAGCTGTGGGGGATGTTCTGCCCGCCTCTGGCAGCCGACTTCGTGAACTCCGATACCGCCCCTCGCTCGATGGCCTGGAGGGCTGTGGTCCGGTCCTTCTTGCGCTTCCCGAGCAGCGCCTGGCGGCGGCACTGGAGGCAGCGCGTGTCCAGCTGCCCGGTCTTTTTGCGCTTGAAGTGGTCTTCCGTGTCGGGATACAGCTCCCCGCAGTCGCGGCAGGGTTTCTCGACTGGACCGCCCATAGCAGGGCTCCTCTGTGGCTGTACACGGGTTCAGTATACAGCAGAAACGAAAGAGGGCGCGCGCGGCCTTGCAGCAGACCACGCGCGCCCATCTTCGTGCGCCCCTATGGCGACCGGGTCAGAACCCGGCGGCCGTCCGCACCAGGATCCGGCCGGAGGTGGTAGCGCTGGTGGCGATGGCGAAGCCGAGCAGCGGGTTGGTCGACTGGGCCGCAGCCGAGCCGGCGGTAGCCGACAGGCCGTAGGAGGCACCCGCCGACACGCTGGTCGAGGTCTTCGTCACGGTCGACGGGCCGCGCACGACGAGCCAGAACACCTCACCGTCAGGAACACCGGCAGCCGGCAGGTACTCGTCCACGACGCCCATGAGCTGCGTCGAGGTGGTAGCCAGTCCGTCCACTTCCGTCAGGATCGCCGCGTCCTTGAACTTGGCGACCGCGCCCGGAAGCAGCGCCGAGCCGCTGGTGTTCTTCACGGCCAGGCACTCGACGGTCCGGTTGGACTTGAGGGCGCCCGTCTTGGGGTCCTCGTCCCGGAACACCTTGCGCGTGCCGACGACATGCGAGCCATCGCCGCTGTCGGCGTCGTAGGCCTTCCACAGAATCCCGAGAACCTGCCCACGACCGAAGCCGGGATCAGCAGTCAGAGTGCTCATCTTGTCCTTTCCTGTTGGTTCGCCTGAGCGTTACCGAGCCATGAACTTCACGAAGTTGCGCGGACTCTTCATCTTGATGTTGGCGAGGGTGGAGACCGCAAAGCGGTGTGCCTGCAGCTCCTCGTTGTAGTACGGCCCCTCAGCCACCATCAGCTGATTCTCCATGCACTTCATCTCCATGTTGCCGATGGAGAGCCCGTAGCCGACGCCGCTCGGGATCGCGTACTCCGTCGACACCTCGATGCCGTCGAGCTCCACGACGTCGCCGAAGCCGTAGCTGCGGAGACCGTTGCTCTTCGACACGATGGCCCGCTCGCGGGCATCCAGCCGGTTGAGGAACTGGATGTAGAGCTTCCGGTCGAGAAGGATCATGTCGATCTGGTTCTCGCGAGTGTCGTTGCGCTTCGCGTGATTGACCGCCTCGCGCATCGCCTCGATGCACTGATCCTTCCAGGTCGCCGTCGCACCACCGAAGTAGGTGCTGGTGTAGTTGCAGATGATCGGGGAGTAGTAGTCGTACTCCGGATCGACCGCCACGTACGGCCACGAACCCGTCTCGAGCTGGGAGCCGGCCACGTAGCCGAGATCCGTCCGCAGGCCGGCATACTCGTCGCTCGGCCAGAGGAACGGGTCAGCAGCGTTGCCGCCGGTGCGCCGCGTGCCATCGGTCACGTTGACCGTGTCGTTGGCGCTGGAGGTCTGGGCGACGCCGAAGATCGACTCGAGGCCGTGCCACCGGTTCTCGTTGCCGGCCTTGTTGCCGTCGATGTAGATCTCCTTCGCCAGGTGCTCCTGCATCGACTCCTGGAGGCGGCTGGCCATCTTGCCGGCCACGTCGATCAGGGCCTGAGCGCCCCGATTTTCCAGCATCTCCCGCTTGGTCACCATGTCCGTCACGGTGTACCCCCGATAGGGGAGGTACGCGCGCTGCCACAGGTTGTGGCGGGCGAAGACGCGGGGCGACTCGCCGTTGTTCGAGGTGACGGGCTGGTTCCGATAGCGGACCTGCCAGTCGAAGCCCCGCCCGCCCTGATTCATGGCGACCTTGCCGTTCCCCTCGAGCGCGGCGAAGACCTTGAACTTGCGGAAGGTGGTCAGTTCCTCTTCCTTGAGGTGCGTGACCAGAGTCGTACCGATTGTCCTCGCCCAGTCAGTGCTCGACGGCATGGTTTACCTTTCACTCGATTCCGTCTCGGGCCATCTGCGCCCGAAGACGTTGCTCGAAGGTCATGGGTCCCTTCGGGATGCGCGGGTCAGTAGGAGGTCCCGAACGGCTCGGGTTCCTGCTCGCCTCCCGTCGTAGATATTCTATGTCCCGCTCAGCCTGGTTTTGCGGCACTGGCTGTTGCGGAGACTGCGCAGGCGCCGGCGGAGCGAACACCGGAGCCGCAGCTCGCGCCTCGCGCTGCTCGATGGCTTCGCGCAGAAGGTCGCGCTCTACCATGTCGCAGGCGAACTCCCAGCGCTCCTGCGGGGACGCAAGACCGCGCTGCGACGCCATGCCGATGTAGCGCTGAATCATCAGGCCTTCGCGGGTTGGCGTCTTGCCATCCTTCTCGTACAGCCAGTCGGCGTTCTGCTGCTCGAGCGTGCTGACGTACCCGGCCTCGCTGACCTCGCGGAGCTGGCCCTCGACGATCTCACGGGCTCGGTCGGAGGCGATCTTCTCGACCATCGGGCCGAGAGCCTGCTCCGGGTTGGTGAGGAACTTCTGGGCGAAGTCCGCCTTGTACTTCTGGTACTCGTACAGGGCGTGCCGGGCGTCCAGCGGGGCATCCGGAGAGATGACCTCGCGGCCGTTCTCGTCCTTGATGAGGTACTGCTTGTAGGACTCCCGGATCGCAGGCGGGTTCCACCAGCCGGACTGCTGGGGCTGGGCGGCCTGCAGCTGCGGGGCCTGCGGCTGCTGCGGCGGAGCCTGCCGGGCCTGCCGCCACTGCTCGAATTCCGGCCGGTGAGCTAGGTACTCTTGGGCGTACGGGATGAGCTGCTGGTACTGCTGGAGAGCTTTTGTTGCCGCTTTTTCTCGTTCGAGCGACGCGTAGAGTCGGCCAGCGATCGCGCGGTCGTCTTGCCCTTTGAAGTCAGGCAGAGCGCGGAAGGAGGACCAGACGTCTTGCTGGGTCGCCGCAGCGGCTGGCTGGGCTTGCGACTGGGCCGGCTCTGACGATTGGCTGGAGACATCGGAGTCGACGGACTGTTCGGGCGCGGAATCGAGCTGAGTGTCTTCGCTCATGGCGGTCTCCTGGCGAGAGGGGCGTACTCCAGGAGCGTATGCCGGCGGGCGGGGAAACTCGACTCAACGGTACGGCTTGTATTTGTGATAGGACCTCTGACGGGCTGCGGGGATCGAGACCTTGTCTTCCGGGAGGGTGTCGCGCACATAGCCCTCTAAGGCGTGCGCCGCGTCCCGCGCAGATGTGTCCAGCGGAATGTCTGGCTCCGGCTGTGTGTAGTACTGGCCCCACGTCCGAGACGGATGGCCGCCAGCTGCGTTGATGGCCGTGCCGAAGACAACTTCAGGAAGGCCCTCGTCGTACGCGGTCCCTGCCAGCGCGCCGCCGATTCGGCGTGCGATCGACGGCGTTGCTCCCTTCGCGGCGGCGGCGGCGCCTGACGCGGCGAAGCGCACAGGCAGGCCGGCGAGCAGGGACGCTACGCCCGTCGCATCGGCCGAGTCTCCAATGATGCCAACCAGGTCGCCTACGGCAGCTGGAGCGTCGGTTCCAAAAACACGCCTCCACGCGGAATTGGTGACGTTCTGGTATGGAGGCGGAGAGAGATTCAGCTGCTCTGTCCCGGCCTGATTAAGCGCGGCAGTCCACGCATCGGAATCGTTCGGATCGACAGGAGTCGGAGCGCGCAGGACTGGGTTCTCTTCGTTCAGCATGTGGGTCTTGCCGAACTCCCTCGAGTTTTCGGCCCGCGAGAAAGAGGAGCCTGCGGCATCGCCGGGCTTTTCCCACGCGAAGCGCATAGAGTCCGGGACCCGCTGGCCCCAGCTCAGGGCCAGCGAAATCGGACTGTCTGGGTTCCGCATGAACCCTCCGATTGCCTTGTCGAAGCCGGCGAACCTCTGATAGTTGGGGTCGTTGAAGTCTTCGCGCGACCGGATGGCGCCTGGATTCTTGGTCGCGTCGCTCTTGTCCCAGTAGCTCAGGGCGACTTCTGGGGCG